CGTGTCGTTTGTTTCGGGCGTGTCGCGTTTTTGTTTGTGTTATAGTGTAGTTATCAACTTCAAAGGAAGGAAGAAATAAAATGCGTAAATTTGAAGCTTACGTTATTGAGGTCGAACCCGATACTTGCTATAAGGTTTGTATTTTTGGCGTGTATGAAGGTACTGTAGCAAATGTTGGGGTGGATGACAATGCTGTGACTACGTTTGAGTCGGCGCTGTCTTCGATTGTGGAGCTTATGTTAGGTGATGATTATGAGATTACATTTGTAAAAGAAACCCGATTGGGGCTTCGTACTCAACGTTGTCGCGGATATATTATTTCAGTCAACTATAGCGACTAACAAATAAGCCCCTAGGTTTATTGCCTAGGGGTTTTTGTATGTTGTTTGTTTTTTACGGCGTGTCGTAGTTTTGTTTATGCTATAATAAAAAATATCAACCACAAGGGAGGTAAACAAATGAACACTATAATTGTTATCAACTGGGCACGTAATAATGTTACGGTTTCTTTTACTGATATTGAGGATATGGGTTACACGTTCGACCTTGGTAAGGTCACTACCTTGAGGGGTGCAAGGGCGCGTGTTCGTCGTGTGATGTCTAATCAGTATGGCATTGATCTTTCTCGTATGAAACTTGAAAAGTCTACTAATGCTATTGACTATTTTCGTTCTAATTGTTTGAGAGCTGATTGGAGGTAAGTAATGTGGTATTTTATTGTCACCAATGATGGGTTTCAGGTGTTTGAGATTCTGCCCGACTGTGTGAAGCCTAGTGGCATGTTCCGCACAACGTCGTTGAAAGCGTCGTTGGACGGCATACTGTCTCATATCCGCAGCGCCTATGCCGGTGTGGATGTGAGCGTGGATATTGATAATGCCACGTTTGATATGGATAGTACTATGGTGGGTATGGTTAAGGTGGTGTTGGTATGATGACGTGTATGAGTATTGTTGTCGTTCTGTTTGCGATTCTGCTTGTCGCGGTATGTGTCGTTGCGTTCCGTGAGGCTCAGCGTGACGTGCGGGATGTGTTTTGTTTTTTGGTCATGCTTGCAGTGAGCGTGGTTATGGTTTTGGTTTTTGTTGTGAAAGGTTTTTGAAATGGCTTATTGTGATATGAAAGTTGCTACGTTTTCCTCTCAACATCTTGGAGGTGAGGTTGAATTGTGGTATTGCCCGCATTCCTCCTCGTACGAATTGAGGTATGATATAGCGTTTTACTCGCCGGACGGTCTGTGTTCGGATACTGCGTTGAGCTCGTATAATGCGAGTGATAGCGCTCAGGTTGCGGCTCTCATGTTGGACGCTATCGATATCGCACGTACGCCATTATTGGATAGGGATTAGTCATGTATTTTCGTGGGTTTATGCATTCGTGGACTTGTAAAAATTGTCCTTATGCTGACACGTATTGGCGTTTGCGTGCGTTTTGGGCGGGGGTGAAACGTAAGGGTGACGCTTTCATGCCGCCGAAACGGTGTCCGAGTACGGACTTGTGGTTTGACATGTGGTGGCTCGGTGCCGAGTCCGATAGTGAAAGGTTGGAGTTTTAGTCATGTATGAGACTTTTGTTGCACTGGCGTATTTGAGGCATGGCGATAAACCCCCTATCGAAGTGGGGTATGCCACCTCATATGATAAGGCCGCTGAGCTTGTGCGGAAGTGGGCGGCTGTGCCATCGCATACGAGGAATATCGCATATTTCAGGGTGGAGAGACGCTACTATGTTTAATCGTGGCAATGACCGGACGCCGATCTATCGCATGAGGAGATTTGATGATGCGATCATGGAATCACCACGTATTGTCAAGGCTACGAAAGGCCGGAAACGTGACCTGAATCTGAAACGTTATGATAAGGGGTATGGCGATTTTGAGACATGCTGCCGTGCCGTAAATATGCTGTGCGAATTGTGGCGCGATGGGGTTAGTCCATGGTTTACGCAAGCTGTGATAACGGTATCGCAGATTTGCGGGAGCATGACCATATCGGACGGTTTTTCCGCAGCCCTGTCCCGCACGTACGACGTGGAATACTTGGACGGTACCGTCAATCCGCCTAATTTGATCGCATGGTGTGCCGTATGTGCCGTCAAAGGTGGTACGTCGTATGATTGCTGCGCGGTTTTTGATAGTCCGCAAGCTCAGAATCTGGTCATTGCAGTGTTTAAAAATTTTGACAGACTGGATACGACACGTTATAATGACATTGAATTGCAAAAAATCTTACTACAAGGGAGGTAATGCATATGGCTAGGACCAAAACCGATATTTTCCGCACGCGCGTGTATGCCGTGCTCACGGGCATGGAACTTGTTGATGGCGATTTTATGGAAGCCGAGCATGTTATCGACGGGCGCTTGAAGGATGCTCGTGCGTATTCGATTCGTGCGAAGAAACTGTTTCCTAATTTCATTCCACGTTCTATTCACATTTTTTCGCAAAAAGTCTCGATGAATGAGGAAACTTTTTACAAGTATGCGACTTTTGGGGAGCCGCAAGAGTGGAACCCCGAGGAGCATACAAAACGACACGCCGAAATTGAAAATAATGATGGAATGTGATATAAAAGATTTTAGGCATAAGCCTAAAAACAAAATAACAACAATATATAAGGGAAGGTAATATCATGGAAAACACCAACACCGCACTTGTAGCATTCAACACCGAAAGCACCGAACTCGGCACTGTCCAGCATTTCATCGACACTTCCACCCGTGAAGGTAAGATCAAGCTCTACTCGGCATTGCAGAATGCCGAAAAGCTCGACGAACATTTGAACGAAACGCTGAACATGGTGAATGCCGTCGCACAGGCTGTACAGGTGACGGACGATCAGACAGGCGAAATCTCTAATACTGTTCGTGTCATTATCGTTACCGACGATAACAAGGCGTATGCGGCCACCTCCCCCACCCTCGCCGCCGGACTGAACACCATGTTCGGCATCTTCGGCACGCCGAACACTTGGGAGGCACCGCTTGCTATCAAGGTGGTGGAACGTCGTTCCCGCCGTGGCTTCAAGTTTTTCAGCATTGAGCCGGTGGACGATCAGAAAACCAAGTGAACTTGCTATAATCGTTAAGTAATGTTCGTTCATAGAGAGCACCCAATTTGGGTGCTCTCGCCATCTTAAGGACTGTGCCATATGCCTCGGAAGCAAAAACATGTCAAGGCACGTCAAGCCGCACAAGCTCGCGCCGCACGCAATATCAAACAGCTCGGCTCATATTCTCATTCAAATCTCGCAAAAACCGCAGACAAACAATTGGTCAATATAGCGAAAACCTTGGGCAAAGAGTGGGAGAAGCAGAAGAAGCAGACCATAGCGGAAGCGAAAGCAACCCCATATCATGCCACCGCCGTGGAAAAGCCGACGAAAAAAGACTACATGTTTGCCCAACGCACGCCCATCACGAATACGCAGATCGAAGCGGAACCGGTGGCGAAACGGCGCAAACTGTTACGGCAGCAGCAGCGTAAAATCAATGCGGCACGGCGGAAAATCAACGAATGGAACCGAGAACAGGCCATGCCAAAACGTAGCGTGTATGAGCAGCGCGTGGCCGAAATCACCGGTACTACCGGCGAGGGTTTCGGGCGCACTCAGATCATCCCATCGAAGCTCACTGACTTTCTGCAGATGACAAACGTCCTGAGTGATGAAGCTTTTGTCAGATCGCAATTGGAGAGCGGTCACCGTAATGAGCTGCTTGAGCAAATGCATGACGCAGCCGAAATCTTAGGACTGCGCACCGAACAGAAACGCAAGTCCAAAAAACAGGGGACTGGCAAAAAGAGCAAAGACTTGTACGGCGAACACGAATGGCCGTCCTACATGTCACGTGGACGTTATGAGGTTTTTGAAAAAATCTTGGCCACCTCGCTTGGTTCGAAACGTCTTAAACGATTCCGTCAACTATCCGCAGAGCAGAAACGTGCTTTTATCGAACAAACCGATGCTCCCCGCATCGTGTTTGATTGGACGGTGTATGACCCCGTTCGACACGGCTTCACGTCGATTTTTAGGGACAACAGTGAGGGTTATCAACGCTCTCGCAAACAGTTCGACCGGTGGATGACGGAAGCGGGTGCGCTGGAAAAGTAGCGGACGGCAATCAAGGGAAGTTATACTATGATAGTGCATGACAATAGAGTGGGCTTATGGTGTGCGGATAATGTCATACGATGCACGGACGGCACCGTGTTACGTGATGTTATCCAACCTAACCGCCTTTTGGCGTCCATCATGAGGGGCGGCAAACTCACCGTCTACGTGACCAATACTGATCTACTCGACCCGTTTATAGCGCATGTCGTACACTCTCTGCCCCACAATGAGTGTAACGCTAACCTAAGCTGGGACGCGATAGTATCCAAAAAGGGCAAGTTTTTTAGTTTTACCGTCCGCATCGACCGTGAAAATTCCGCACGCTTTTTCGACATATCGAATCTTTTGCGCGAAAACTGCAAACTTACCATGGCCGACGCCCAACTGCTCAACATTTTGCGCGAATACGATCAGCGCGGTCTGTGCAAGATCACAGCCGGTGGGGCGAGCATGGAAGCGTTCGCGTCCGGCGAATGGAAGTGGTATTACGACAAATTCCCACAATTGAAACCCGAAGATAAAAAGTCATTGCATGACGCTTATATCGGCGGATTCATGATAGCCAAAGAGGGGACGTACGGCAAGGCTATTGACGTTGACTGTAATTCCATGTACCCGTCCATATTGCGGGATGAATGGCTTCCGTGGGGATTGCCGGAACCATATGAGGGCAAATATGTGCAAGATGATGATATGCCGTTGCATTGCGACGAATTGACGTTTCGCGCGGAACTCAAACCGGACGGATACCCCTTTTTGTTAGACAATCGTAGCGTGTATGGACTCAATCGACTTACCAGCACAAGGGGGTATGTGACAAGAGTATTGACTGACATTGACCAAAAACTGCTCCATGAGAATTATGAGGTGAGCGTCTACAAGTATGTGCGGGGGTGGAAGTTCCGGCGCTCCAAGGGGTTTTTCCGCTCGTTCATCGACGAATGGGGGGACTTGAAGCAGAAGGCAACGGGAGAGAGAAGGCAAATGGCGAAATTGGTCATGAACGCTCTCGTGGGGAAAATGGCGAGTCTGCCCAAAGGTGCCGTCATGCTCCCCTTCTCTCAAGACGGTATCACCTTGGACTGGGATATCGCGCAACGAGGGGAATCGAATTTGAAAACCGATTTTCTTCCCGTGCCTGTATGGGTCAACGCTTGCGCAAGGCGAAAGCTTATGACTGTCTGTCGCGCGAACGCCGACCGGCTTTTGTATGCCAATACGGACGGGTGCATCCTATCCGGCTGGGAGCCGGTGAAGTCATGTGAAATCCACTCTACCGAGCTAGGCAAGTGGAAAATCGCAGCCAAGTACGAAAAACTGACCATACTTGGAATGAACCGCTATCAAGGGTGGAAGGATGATGGCGGGGTTGATGTCTGTATGGCCGGAAGCCAGTTTACGCAGCCCATCCCCTACGAAAAGTTTCGTCACGGCGTGCAAGTCATGGATGATTACGGTACGTTGGTCATGCTATAATGGCTGTGTCTTGTGAGCGTCGATTTTCGACTGGGAGCGACATAGGCTGGACTGCCACGGCTGAGAATGCCGCCGGCCATGGAATCACTATCGTGGCGGTAGTGCCCTACGATCATCACTTTTGCGCTCTGATAGGACAGTCAGACCCCCGCGTGATTGCGGGGGTCATTTTATTTCCCACGCAGCATGATATAATTTTATCGGAAACATTGCCTACCGTAAGGAGCCTTGTATGGCAGACCCAAACAATGACGGCGAGGAAAATACTACCACGCCGCCCACCGAAGAAGAGACGCGGACCGAAACCGTCGACGATGAAATCAAGCCCAAAGAACCGGAATCGGAACCGTCCGAACCGGACGTATCCGCACGTCTTGACAGCATCGAGAAGGAATTGGCCGCATTGAAAGCCATGATGGATACGCTCGGATACACCGACCCCGCCCCGTCCGACAATGACGATGACGGTGATGAGACGCAAGAGTCCATCGAAAATCTGTTCGACTAAAAGAGAAAGGTATAGGTAATGTCTAATATTCGACCGTTGGCCGGTAAGGGTGACGTTGAGATTTTCAACGCCGTCCGAAACGCCACCTCCCCCCAGTTTCAGGTGCGTGTCCCGAGCGCCACGCAAGGCAACATCCGCAATGCGGTGGACACCATGCGCAATTTTCCGTACTTGCGCGACGAGTTCACTGGAGTGCTGATTCAGCGTCTTATCGGACTCTATATCCAGCACGCTGACTGGGATGATCCGCTCAAGCTGATCGGCTCCCCCCGCACCTTGAAGCGCTATGGCTCCACTTATGAACAGGCCGCAGTTGGCTTGGTCAGGGCACGCACCCGCAACTTCAACCAGGAATATTTGGGAGATGACGTTTACGGACGTTACTCGCTGCCGACCGCTTCCGTATTCCACCCCCTAACTTTTGATCATTATTATCCGGTCACTATTCCGGAAGATGCTTTGTTGACGGCATTCGACGGCGAAAGCGGCATGGCGGACTATATCGCCGAGATCATGAACGCGCCGATCCTGTCTGACCGTAATGATATGTACCTGATGAAGACACAGTGCTTTGCCGAGTATGCTCGCAAGGGCGGTTTTTATCGAGTGCACACCGCAGACGTTGGTGCGGCAAACTCTTGCGAAGCGGACGCCAAGAATCTTCTTCGCCTTATTCAGCAGACCGCCAACGAACTCAAGGCATCGCCAATGAGCGCCATGCCACGATATAATGCCATGAGCTGGGTCACCCCATGGCGCGATTCGGAAGCGATTCTGTTCGCCACGCCGCAGGTGATCGCAGCGCTCAACGTCGAAGCATTGGCCGCCGCCTTTAACATCGACAAGGTCAATGTGCCGTATCGCATCATTCCCATTCCGGAAGACATGTTCGGCATTGGCGGTGCAGGTGGCAAGGTACAGGCCGTACTGACTACCGAAGACTTCTTCTTCTGCTGGGACGAAATGCTCGAAACCACAAACTCCCCCGTGAATCCGATTGACGGCACGCGCAATATCTTCTACAAGCATCGTGGTTCCATCACCCCTAACCCGTTCGCTAACGCCGTCCTGTTTTGGACGGGCGAAGGCTCCTCTGAGTCCGTGACATTGCCGGATACGCTCACCACGAACAAGCCGGAATTTACGTTGCGCGTACGCAAGTATGGCCAGACCGCCATCACCCCCGAAAACGTGTCCCGCGGTGACTTGGTGCAAGTTGAGTCTGAGATCGCAAGCGCCAACAAGGATACTGCAAGCTTCCAGCCAGTCGGCATCGAATATAAGGTTGAAGGCGCGACCTCACAGTTCACCTCGATCGACAACGGGGGTATTCTGCGCTGCGGTCTCGACGAAACCGCCGAAATCCTCAAGGTCACCGCCCAGGCAACCTACATCGACTCCGCCCACCCCGAGATCGACCAGACGGTTTCCGCAGCACTGTCCGTGCCGGTTGTCGGCAAATGGCTCGGCGGCTGGAAGACGGGAGCCATCGAATCCATCGGGATTCAGGGCGAAAAGACAGTGAAGAACGGCGCACATATCGCGCTCAAGGCCATTGCCACCAAGACGGACGGCAACACCGCGGACGTGACCAATCTCGCCATGTGGACGGTAGACCAGCACGCGACCATCACCCCTAACGGCGTACTGACCGGAACCAGTGCAGGAGCGGCCAACGTCACCGCGAAATTCGCGGGAGCGACGGGGACGGCGCAGATCACCGTCACCGCCTGACATTGGGTGATAACCGGTAAAATAGGTGCGAGAGGATAATTCTCGCACCTATTATTATTTGAGGAGGACTTTATGAGCGCGAACGATCTGCCCATCAATTTCAGTTATGCTAAATGGACGCCAAACACCAGATTCAAACTCTGCAACGTGCCGTGGGACATGGGCTATAGGGATATCGTCAAATGGGACGAACAAGCCCAGCAGGAGTATTTCAGCCGATTGCAAGGTATCGAATTCACCAACTGCACCATGAGCAAGTACGGGTTGCCGGTACGGTTGCCGGTACCGTTCGCCCAAGCGTGCCAATACAATTATCTGATCGCTACGAACGACTACGACTTCGATACTCCCCGCAGTTGGTATTATTTCATCCAGACATGCGACTATATCAACGCCAACACCACACAATTGAACATCCAATTGGACGTGTGGCAGAGCTTTCAACATGATATCCGATTGGGCAACGCCTACGTGGAACGAGGCCATGTGGGCGTAGCCAACGAGAATGCATGGAAGGACTGGGGCAAAACCTACCTCGATCTGCCAGAAGGACTCGACACCGGCAAATGCACCGTACTCACGAACGAATCATGGAAGCCATTGATGGATATAGGCACCCATGATGGCGTGAAATTCACATCCTATGGGCTGATTATCGTGAGCACCACCGATTTGGAAGCGGACACGGGCACGAAGGACAATCCAACGGTCAACACGGCAACCGGTAGCGCTTTTGAAAGCCAGTTGAATGGTACATCCATGTATTATTTGGACACTCCAACCGATATTGTCGCATTCTTCACCGAAGGCATGAATGCCCCATGGGTCACGCAAGGAATTTGCGGCATTTATGCCGTACCACATCTGCCGCAAGCCTTGCTTGACGGTCAACCGAAAAAGACGGAACTTTTCGGCCATTCGGTCAGCTTTACCGGCAATTGCTGGGAATTGCGCAAGCGAAACGACAATTCCAATGCACGCTATGTGGACATTGTTAATCTCAAGAATTTCCGTGACACTTTTACTTTGCCCGACCGCTACAAGCATCTGAAGAAATTTCTTACCGCCCCTTATGCCTATATTGAATGTTCATGCTTGAACGGCACGGTGATTACGTATGAGCCGGAGCAGATTCCGAGCGCTGATTTGATCATCCGCGAAACATGGAATTATGCGCCCCCGTCTCCTCGCTTGAATTTTTACGCGCGCGGCTATCACGCCGGTAATCTCGGTGATCGCCAACCCCTATCGGACGGTAAAGGATTGCCGATCGATACGGGTGAAATGCTCAACGCGAGTTTTGGCATCACCAATTTTCCAACATTCATGGCCGTCAACAACGGTTCTGCCTTGGCGCTTGCGAACAGTGCTTACACGCGCCAGTATGCGCAACAGTCTGCGGACTGGGGGTATCAGAAAACCCAAATGGGCATCAATAACGCCTACGCTCAAGCACAGCTCGGCACGCAGTACGCAAGCGCCCAGAACCGGCTCGGCACATCCAACCGGAACGCGATGAACGCGATCAGCAACCAGAGTGCGCAAATGGGTACCGATCTGACTCTTAAAAACCTTGGGTTTAATAATCAGATGGCGCAGTTGAATACGATCGGGTCTGGCGTGGCAAACGCGGTGGGTTCCGCAGTCACCGGCAATATCGGCGGTGTGGCCGGTGCCATAGCAGGAACTGCGATCGGTGCGTGGACGAACCAGCAAACCTACAATAATAACGTGAGCACGGCCAATCAGCAGCTTGCGAACACGCAAGCCACGAATAACGCTTCTACTTCACAGGCTAACGCCTACGGTCTTGCACAAACCAACTTGAGCAACCAACAGACCATGCAGTTGGCCGACATGAACAGGCAGCTGGCGCAGGCTACCGCGCAAGGCGATTACGAGAATACGATCGCCGGCATCAACGCGCAGGTACAGCAGACCCAAACAGTACCACCAACCACGTCCGGCGCACTGGGCGGTGACGCCTTTAATTTGGCGAACGGCCTGATCGGCGTCATGGTACGCTTTAGGCAGATTCCCCCCGCCGCCATGCACGCCATTGGAGAAGTGTGGCTACGCTACGGGTATTACGTGCAACGCTTTATGAAACTTCCTGAAAATCTTATGGCAATGTCCAATTTTACGTATTGGAAACTCCACGAACTGTATGTACGGTCAAGCACATGCCCCGAAGAATACCGACTTACCGTCAAGGGCATTTTCGAGTCCGGCGTGACCGTGTGGACAGATCCCGAGAAAATCGGCGTCACCGATTATGCGGACAATGCGCCACTAGCTGGTATCGCATACTAAAGGGTATAATGGAGAGAGCATATTAACTCTCTCCATTATTTTTTTAGGACAGTGACTATGGGTAAACGTAATAGCGCGCGCAAGGCCGCGCACTGGGATAATCAGAGCGTGCTCGGTAGCATGTGGGGCAATTTGAATCTGCCCGAAATGCGGCAAAGCTTACGAATCAACCAGTATATGAAGTTGATTGAAATGTTGGCAGTGTCGCGTTTCAAATGGATTAACCTACCCCCGTATATTGATGAACGATATTTGGAACTAACCCTATTCGAGAATGGTTTGGCACTGTTTTTCCCAGACAAGCGTAAGGGCGTGAACCGTTTCATGGTCACTTCAGGCAATATTGGAGGGGTAAACAACTATAATAATCCCACGCTTTTTCAGCCCGTGGCAACGCACTACTCGCACCCGCAGATCGGTAGCAAGGAATGCGTGCCCATTTGGGATAATCAGCTTCGTTGTACGATGATTGACGTCATGTGGAATTACGCGACACGATTGGCTATCGCAGACCGCGCTTTGGATGTGAATCTGGATAACATTAGCGTTCCGTTGATTATCGCCACGTCCGAAACCAACAAACTCACCGCCCAAAATCTCATGAAGGCGCGCGAAGACGGCGACCCCTATATTTACACATACGATTCGGCGGACATCACCGGAATGTTCCAAACATTCCCCAACGTCACCCCATTTCTCGCGGACAAGATCATCACTACCAAGACGCAGATCTGGAACGAACTCGTCAACTATCTTGGAATCGACAATTCAACCACCGAGAAGAAAGAAAGGTTACTTGAATCTGAGGTGACGGCTGGAAACAGTCGTACGAACGTGTTCCGCCTAAGCTATCTCAAGGCACGCCAGCAGGCGTGCGATACGATCAACAGACTGTGGCCGCAAATGGCCGACTCCGGATATCCCATCGGCATTGAATGGAACGACACCACCAGCGGTGGTTTGCTGGATGTGGAAGGCAACAAGGAGGAAGACTAATGGTGCAGGACCTCAGCATGTATGCCATCAAAGACAGCATGGCGGATTACACGTTGACGCTCGGCAATCTGATAGACCGAGGATTCAACACGGACGAAAAACTCCATTTAAGCGCTCAATATTATCCAATTTTCGACGAAAACTATCGGGCGAAACTCAACGAAAAAATCGTAGCCCACTACGCACTCAGGGAGATCGGTTCGGAAACACCTCAAATGTTCATATTTTATTTGGGGCGTACCATGCGGGAGCAGATGGACTATTTCAACCAATTGTATATCTCGGCTCAACATAAGTTTGACCCGTTCATCACCTCAGATATCAGGCAAACCATGGACTCGACCAGTACGAACGAGTCCAGCGGCAGATCTACGGGAGAACAATCCAATACATCCACGGCAAACAGCACGTCCGACACTGAGGCGGACAATTCGTCCATGACCTTTAATTCGGAATTCCCGCAGACCCGTATTGACGACTTCAAGCAATTCGCTACCAGCGCCTCGCAGACGGACTCGCTAGGCAATACGCATACGAGCACCCAGCAGGATAGTTCGGCCACTGCATCCAGTACCAGCAACACGGATTACGCGCATTCCTCGGACACGGGTAATAGCATGTCGCATACGCTCGGCACCAGCGGTTCACAATCCCAGCTGTTGCTCGACTGGCGTAATACCATGCTTAATATCGACATGATGGTAATCAACTCGCTGGAAGATCTTTTTATGGGCATGTGGGGTAGCGGTGACAACATGACCAACGTACCGCAACTCTACAGCACGAGTCTTGCCTATAATCTCGGCCATTAGAGTATACTTGATTTGAGACAGATTGGAGGATTACATGGACGGAATCAACCTATGTGCCGCCCCCTTGGACATTGACCCAAGACAGCGGTATTTTACGACGGTCCAGCCATTTAGCTACCGTGATACGCTCACCGTGCTCGGCTATGTGCAGGAAGTGGCCGAGCATCTCGACCAGCTCAGGGAACAGCTCGACAATCTCGCCAAAGACGAAAACGCCGACATCGAAGCGATCAAACAGCTCGTCGCCGGATTTAATGAGCAGTTCGAGCGCATTAATAAAACCTTGGATGATTTGGAGAAGCAGATAGGCCAGTACGAAGATAGCGACCTTACTTATAATCCGACGCGCGGCAAGTACGAGGATTCGAAAAGCACGAACCGCGACATATACCGTGAGCTGGCCGTATTTGGTGCGCGAGTTAATCAAATGGCGCAACTCAGCGCGCCTATGGCGGCAGCGCACACCTGTCTTGAGTTTGCCGTGCTCGGTAACAAAACCATTTTCCACAACGAGGAGCCACGTATCACCCCCCGTGACGTGCACGTGGACGATGGTGAGCCGATCACGGCGTTGACGGTTGAAAATCTCGCCAACGGCATTGTGGAAAACAATTACATGAAAATCCATAAATAATAAACAATAAATAGGAGGAAAAATGACCCAGAAAACCGCTAATTATAATCTTGAGAAATATGACGCAACGGACGCGCCAAACCTTCAAGGTCAATACAATCGATCAATGGATATTCTCGATACGACGCTGAAAACGCAGTCGAACAGGATCGATGCGATTCCAACGCCCGAAGCTTTGCCGGAAGGCTTGAAAGCGTTTACAACCGCTCTCGGATTGAGCACCGCAAACGCCAGGGCACTCGGTACCGCCCTCAACCACTTCCTCAACCGCATTCCGGCAACCGGCGGCGGACAGTACACGGTTAAGAACCTTAATGATACCAAGGTTACCGCCGAGGGTCTGCCGTTCGTATCCACCACCGCTTCGGGAGAATGATAGACCATGGCAGATCAACCGCAAGCAACCCCCGTTGACGTTGCCGCATATGATGTGACGCGTCACTGGGGGTTGCCTCTCTACAATGATGCAACACCTATGGATATGCGCGACGGGTACAATCATGCAATGCGCATGATCGACCAGATTCTCACCCAACTCGAAACACAAATCCGCGAAAAGGACTAAAATAAAATGACTACGGTGTACACTAAAACCGATAATTACGGCCTGAATTTGTATGGCGACAATGACCCCGCCGATCTGCGCGACGGATATAACGGTTCCATGCGCACTATTGACGATACGCTCGAAAAACATTTGAACCGCATCGAAGGCGTGGAAGCGCGCGAAACCCATGACGAAGAAGTGATGAAAGCACTGCTTGGTGATAATACGGTGGATAATGCGACCGCTGCGAAAACCAAGTGGGATAAGTCAAGTGCGGACGCAGCCGCAGCCGCAAGCAAGGCTGACAATAATACCGCAATGCTCTCTGCATTGGGGGCGGATTCCATTGTCAACGCCGCTGGGCAAAAAACCAAGTGGGATAGGGCAGTGGATACCGCAAACAACAATACTCAAGCGCTAACTGCGCTCGGCAGCAGCACTCCAGACACCGCCGCCGCAAACAAAACCAAGTGGGATAACGCCGCCACTCAGGTGGGCGAGCTTGCAAACGCCCGTGTGGACAGCAAGCTATCCTCACACTTTATCATCCATGCGCACCGTGGCTCCTACCGTTTCCCCGAAAACACGATGGAGGGCATCATGTGGGCGGTACGTCACGGATACGTGCCGGAGATCGACGTGCAACTCACGTCAGACGGCGTGCCGGTGATACTGCATGACACCTCAACCGCACGCACTATGACAGGACCCGCCACGAACGTATCCTCCATCACCTATAAGGATTTCATGTCGCGTGAGGTCAAGGCCAAGGTGCACGGTGGCAATACCGGCAAGCCGGTGAGCATGGAGCAGGTGTTGCAGGCCGTGGGCGATAGTCCAGTCGATTTCGAAATCAAATCGCTGACCAACGACACCACGGACGCAATGCTGGAATTGCTGCGAAAATACAATGCGACTGCCATTCACGAACTCACCTCTTTTAGCTGGGAGCAGTGCGTCCGTGCCGTACAAGGGGGTGTGAAATACGTGTCCTACACGTGGGACGTGGACGCAATGCCCCACTCTTGGATTGATATGAAGAATAACGGCATTTTCTGCGGCAACCCACGTGAAGACAAGCTCACCTCGACAATGGTTGCGCAGGCACATAATGCGGGGGTCAAGATCAATCCGTGGCTGATCAATGACCCAGTAGCCTACGATCGTGTGACCGCGCTCGGCGTTGACGGTATCACGTCCAATTGGCCGGATTACGCCAGCGGCCAATTAGAGCGCAACTTCACGCCATTCAGCACCGGACAAAACGTTTTCATGCGCCCCAACTACAGCCCTCAAGGAGGTGCGGTATCGCAGGAAGTGTCGGAAGATGTCAGAAGGAAAAGCTCGTACCTCGCACCGGACGGCCTTTTCCAGCTCGGTGATGCAGATGCTCAGATGCTCGTTGAAATGGTGGAATGCGGTACGGTGACACTGCCGGTCAGCATTGACCTTGAGGGGTTTGAGTCTCGGGTGCAGATTGGCGAAAACGGCGAAACGAAAAACATTGCGGTGATAGCCGTCAAGGAGTCAACCGCTATCGGACAGTTCAACGACGTTGCAACAGCCGGACAGGTTGGTATTATCGCGGGTGTCCGGCGTAACGGTGCCACGTTCGGAGGTTTTTATCAGGACGGTACGGAAACAGTTGCTTTTGACAACACCTCGGCAGTATCTCCATCGGTGCCAAACGATAAAGCGGTGGGAGTTCACGCGTCCTTCGTGCTTGACCGTGACCATGCCCGCATTATTTGGGCATACTCGAACGGCCAGTCCGGTGATGTGACCACTGGAAACAACAAGGGCGTCACATTGCCGGATACCGACAAATACCGTCTGTTTATCCGCCTTGCACGCAATTTTAAGAGTGCATGGAAAATCAGGGTACGCCCATCTGATGGCTATCTCTACGAGAGTTGACAGACTATCCTAAGTAATAGCCATACCACTATAATAGGTGGTATGGCTATTACTTTTGCGCAATGGGTTGATCAGACGAAAAACCGTTTTTGGGACATGGACGGCGCGTATGGTGCGCAATGCTGGGACTTGTGGGCGAAATACAGTATGGACATGTACGGCATGTCTATTCAGGATTGCATCACCCCTACCGGCTATGCGGGAGGATTGTACACGTCATACCCCGTATCCGCACGGTGCGAACAAGTGTACGAACGGATACCCGCCAATGGATATGCACCCGTAGCGGGAGACGTGGCAATATGGGGATACGGCACGTACACTCCCTACACGCATGTTGCCATAGTCGCGGCAGATGGCGTAAAAGACGGTAGGATTTACATTATCACCCAGAACCCCGACGCTAGCGCGTTGAAATGGTTCCCTACCGCTGGACTCTTAGGCTACTTGCATCCCCGTACCATGCCGAAGCCGGACGTGGACAATCCCACCGGCAACAACAATCAGGGACACCCCGATGCAGCACGGGGGGGAGCGTGGATACACTGGCAGGGCGACAACCTGTATCTGCATGAAACAGATAATAGCGGCGCGCGAACCCGTATCTTCTATAAAACCACGGCCAATAATTTTTCGGAAAAAGCGTCACAATCACAGCCGTCCGACTCGCAAGGGCAAGGCCACCCATCCAGCTCGGTGAGCGCGGAAAACTCGTACGCCTTATACGTGGTTGGAACGGTGGAAGCCGGTTTGCGCTGGGATGCGGTGGAAGCCGCCAACTTGCAGGGCATTGGAATAGCCCAATGGAGCTTCGGTAGACGTTTGCAAGTGTTGAATGCGATGAAATCTGCCGACCCGACTGGCTATGCAACGTTCAAGACCTCAGCACCGCAGATCGCGGCACTCATGGAGTCGGGAGGAGAGTTTACACGGAACCTTACACAATCGGAAGCTAGCGCATTCCAGACGTGGGCACGGCGCAGTGAATCCCATGAGGGACAGCGCAAACGATTCGCCGAAGACTACGCCGGATATCCACAAGAGTATGAGGATAATAAAATGCAAATCCTGTGGGTGACCGCATACCACCAGTCACCGGCAAACGCCCTGAAGGTGCCGAAAGCATCGAATCTCGCACAGCTCAAGGCCAACATCTTAGGTACATATCCGTTCGGGCCGTATACGAATCGCTATAATCAGGCGTATTCGTTGTTGAGCGTGTGGGATGGAAAATCGAACCCACCCGCATTCTAACGTGTGATATAATAGGACATGTCGGCATGTGATGACTTCCCTTGAGCCGACTAATACCACAGACAGATGGGGAGTATGACGGTGGTCATGACGTCATACTCCCCGTTATTCATAATGGAGGTGAGCGCATGGCATTACAGACATTGGCCGAAGATGATTACTACGACTTGCATAATCTGCTCACCCGTAACGCGCCGTGGAATTTCATTATCGGCGCACGTGGACTAGGCAAAACGTTCGCCGCAAAACGATACGGCATCAAAGAATATCTCAAGCACGGACATGAGTTCATCTACCTACGTCGAACGGACGTGGAACAACACCGCAAAGAAACCTTCTTCAAAGACATTCAAGAATTCTTTCCATCCTACGAGTTTCGGGTGAATGGCGAAAAGGGACAGGTGCATAAGACTTCGTGGGATGAAAAAGATTGGCGCACATGCTGCTACTTCGTCGCACTCTCCCAAGCAGGCGGGCTAAAATCGGTAGCCTACCCTCAAGTGCACCTGATTATTTTCGATGAAATATTCCCCGATAACCTCAGATTTTTGAGCAATGAGGTAAACAGTTTCAGCGAGTTTTACAATACGGTAGACCGTTGGCAGGATAGGACAAAAGTGCTGTTTTTGTCCAACGCAGTACAAAAAGCTAATCCTTATTTTGCGAAATACCGGTTGGACATTGGTGCCCAGCAAGCGAACCAGCAGCAATACAAGTTGTATTGCGGGGGATTCGTGTGCCTGGAATTGGCTGATTACGGCGGATTCAGCGCGAAAGTCGCAAAATCCAAGTTCGGCAGATTTTTAGAGCAGTACGACGGGGATTATGCGGACTATGCAATACGCAATAAATTCCGAGACGAATCCGACACGCTACTAGCCCCCATTCCAGCAGACGGCGAACTGTCCTACATTTTGGATACTACCGACTATGCGCGTTTCGGCATATGGGTGAGCGTTTCCGAGCGTGACGGGCACGTTTCACAATATGTTTCACGGCGAATCCCCAAGGCCAATACTCGCCCCGTCTACACGTTAGACCCCAATCATGTTGACGAAAAAACATGGTACGTCAAAAAATCGGATGATATCATACGGCGACTCACCACCGGCTACCGACTAGGCAAAATAAGATTCGATGATTCACAGGTAAAAGCCGATTTCGGCCTGATCATCGGAGAACTGTTAGGAAAATAGGAGGTAATATTAATGACAATGACATCAACGGACGTATGGTGCGTGTTCGCGGTAGTCTTTTTCATCATTGTAGACTACGTGACCGGACTCGCTAAAGCCATACTCAACGACACACTCAGTTCGCAAAAAATGCGAGAAGGCTTATGGCATAAGTTCGCCTACCTCATGCTCACCCTCGTAGCATATTTCGTGGACATGATTAACCTCCATGTAGACCTTGGACTACCCGTGAGCGTATTCGTCTGCACCATAGGCGGCATTAGCCTAATCGAACTCACCTCAATCCTCGAAAACATCACCGCCATCAACCCCGAACTAGCGGACGCACCATTCATGAATGTATTCGCACAAAACAATACCCCCAAACACAAGAAGGAGAACTGACATGGATATTCGCACATGGATGAATACGGTTAACGGTAAGATTATCGACATGGACGGCGCATACGGTGGGCAATGCTGGGACTTATGGAGCAGCTACGCACGCAACGTATACGGCATTCCAGCCGCCGACACCAACACCGTAGACGGATACGCGGCAAGCGTCTACACTACACGATACGATCGCTCCCAAGCATTGCAAAACGCTTTCACCCGCGAAGCAGGCAACTACACCCCCGCATATGGTGACGTGGCATTCTGGAACGGAAACGGCATGAACCACGTCGCCATCGTAGTACGAGACAATGGCAACGGCACACTCAACACCATGAGCCAAAACCCAAACAAAGCCGGATACATCACAATCAGCAAGGCCGGAATCATCGGATACTTCCACCCACGCACGGCAAGCACACCGGCACCAGCACCAAACAACAATAATGTAACCATTATCCCACGCACCTACAAAGTCAACGTCGACGTGCTCAACGTGCGATCGGCACCATCCACCTCAGCCCCCGTAGTCGCCCAATACCACTACGGACAAACCATCAACCTCTCCGAAGGCGGCACAGTCGCAGACGGATATATTTGGGCACACTATGTCGGTGGTTCCGGCGCAACCCGATACGTCGCACTAGCCCCAGCCGACAAATCAGCATGGTACCTCGTATTCGCTTAAATTGACAGCATAAAATAAGCCCCTAGGTTACTCACCTAGGGGCTTTATTATTACCACGTCCGAGCAAACGCTTCCAAGTCCTCAGCAGAAAACAGAAGCAAATCATCATCCGTTTCATAAGGCAAAAGGAATTGATACGAATCATATAGAGCCACGCCGTAATCATCAACGGCCTGATCGCGATCAATCGAACTC